TGATCGAACTGACCATATCCCATATGCCCGAAAATCCTTGCTGTACCATACCAGGCACTTGAGTGAAACCTGTCTTAGCCACACCAAACGTGCTGGAGAAAGCGGATCTGACACCACTGGGAATAAAGTCCAAAAAGCCTTGAAATTCGGCTTCCTCCTCAGTTTGGGGTAGGAATTCCTTAATAAACATTCTACACGATTTGTGGACCTGATTCATATTATAGTGGTCCTTTAACAAATCGAAGGGAGAGGTTCTCACCGTGCCCTTACTATTGACGAATTTGAGTTCGTCGTTCAGAAGAAACCATACCGCTAGAGAGCAGGTCTTCTTCTTGGAAGCGTCTTTCCATCCCAATTTATAAAATGTATAGTGGGCTATCTTGAAGGCTTCTCTTCTGGTGATCCCGATGTGTTCTAAGAAATCGTCCTTGCCTGAGTATTCAGGAAAGGCCTTGTTTATAATAATTTTGGGATCTTTGTTGTTGATGGTAATGGGCTGCGTTATTCTATTCGCCTCATTATCATCTTGCAATTCGCATTGCAAAGCCAAGGTTTTCGCCTTGGTCGTAGCATCGCAGGTCTGTAAGCAATAATTCTCTTCTACAGGCCAATCCCACGATGAGGGTGACTCAGGAAGTTGATCGAGTCGGGTCCAGCCTGACTCGCTACTCTCCTGAGAGATTGGTTGTGTTGATTGCCGAGTGATATTAGAGACCTCATCAGCGTCGGTCTTTATCTCAGAGGCGGAGTTAGTCCCGCTCACTCTAAGTGTTTTGAGGGCGGCGGAGTATGTCCCGCTAACACCTTCAAGATTTGTTTCGTTGTTACCAGAAGCGGAGTTAGTCCCGCTGATTCTGGATTGCCTGGTAGAGGCGGAGTGTGTCCCGCTAACACTACCAAGGTTGGTTTGTTTGTGTAGAAGGGCGGTGTTAGTCCCGCTGACCTTCTTAGTGCGTGCTGATTGCTTAACCAGGGTATCGTGGGTAACCACGACCTTACCTGGAGCAGGGAAGCTTGTGTTGAGAGGGGCGGAGTTAGTCCCGCTAACCCTCTCGGTGACTGATTGCTTAACTGGGATATCGTGTTTCTCCACGACAGTGCCCAGAGCAGGGAAGTCTTGAGTGTTGATGATCTGTCTCGAAGTTTGTCTCGATGTGACAGGTCTAGTGCGCCTTAATCGTTTCATATGTAACATAACGCTCCTGCGGGTTGAGAAATTCTCCTTTCTGCAGTGAGGGTTATCACAATAATCAAGATCAGGTTGACAACTATCGCAATTTGCCCTTGGATCCCTAGTTGTGGAAGATCCTGGAAGGGGTCTA